CCCTTTAATGGTGGATAAAACGGATGCCTTGTCTTTTTCATAATGTCTGGAAAAACATCATACCAATCGATAGGTGTTTTAAAGCGTATTACATAATAAATAGTGTTATTTACTCCGTGGACCATTTGTCTATATTGTAGTGTAGTATATGTAATGAATAAATCATTCCATTTAAATGGTTTGGTTTTCTATTTGTATTAATAAATTATATCAATACATATTATTATATACAATATATACATATATATAAATATATAATACAATACAAATGACACAATATGATGATATAATTGTAACCCCTGTTTATGGTCCACTATCACATCAAGCGCCAAATGCTATGGCACCGCATAATTTAGGAGTATTACCAGTCGCTAGGTCAAATCCCCCACTTTTTTATCCGTCACAAGAACCAGTTTATTCTGAGCAATTCAGTAACGCAAGACAACAGTACATACGAACAGCACAAACACAACAGTCTATTTTACAAGCAAGACAAAGAGCAATACAACGTGTAAACAGTTCTCGTTTGAATGACTTTTCTATGTCATCTCAAATACAGTATCCAGTGTCATCCCATATGAATTATATTGCTCCAACCGACTCATCGCTTTATATTTCTAGAAAAAAGGCAAACGCAGTAGGTAAATCGTCTTATAATATCGGATACCCAGCTCATACTCCTGTAACAACGAAGAACTATTTTCCAACAGAGGTTCGCACCACACTTCGTAGGGTTCGTTCAGGTGGTTGTGTAGCGCCAAAAAAGAAAGGTGCGATAGCAAACCGTCATTTATCCAATCCTGGTGCTCTTGGCATAGGTTCAGCGGTAAGGTCTACATATTAAGGATATTTTCAAAACAAATATTTTACAAGTGTATTTAAAGGGTTTTCTTCAATAATAAATATTTGATTATATATTATATTAACAATATGATTGCTTATTTTACAGAGCTACTAGGAACAGCTTTCTTAGTATATATTATTTTTGCAACTAGCAACTATATAGCAATTGGAGCTGCGTTAGCGTTGATTGTTTTACTTGGTGGTCCAGTATCAGGCGGGGCATTCAATCCTGCGGTTGCGTTGTCTTTATATGCTGCTGGAAAGATTGGTAAAATTGATTTAGGCGCATATATTTTAGCGGAAATGGTTGGTGGATTGATTGGATACTTTTTATATAAAGCTGTTATGTAAATATTTGAAATGCTGTTTTTAAAACCCGAATTATAATTTTAAAAAATATATACATATAATATAAATACGAATGTCAGGAATTGTTGATAATATTACAGGTGTTTTTGGGAGTGTATATGGAAAAACAAAAGAGGCTGTCTCAGGAGTAGTTGACACCGCTGGAAATATAGGGCAAGGAGCGTTCAATACTCTTGGAAATGCTGTAGGAACTGTAGAAAATGCAGGGCAAGGAGTTCTAAATGTAGCACAACAAGGTGTTCAAACTGTTGGAAATGCTGCAAATTCAACCGCAAACACACTTACTGGTAAAGGTGGTAGAAAAGGAAAAATGTCTAAAAAAATGATGAAGATGATGAGAAAGATGAACAAAACACTTCAAAACAAAGTGAAGAGTGCTGCTTCTTATAACCTTGCGGCTTCCATTGGTGGAAGAAGATACAGAGGTGGATACTCTAACTACTCTGTCACTTCTACCTTCCCATCAGGAGTATATGATATGGCTTCTCCATATCCAGGTGAAGCATACGGAACTCCAATGCCTTTAGCATCAAGTGACCCAATGCCAACACTCTCTCAACAAATGACAGGTGGAAATTATAGAATGAGAGGAGGTAATGTCAGTCAAGTCCAACTACCAGCTGGTGGATTACAAGTAAACTTACAAGATGCAGCAGGAAATAATATCAAAACTATGGGTATTGCTGTTCCATCTCCAGTAAATGTAAAAGTAACTACAGGTGGAAGAAGACACAGGTCTCGCAGACACTCAAGAAAAGGGGGAAAATCAAGAAAATCCCAAAAAGGATGCTCCAAGAAAATGAGTTGGGGAGGAAAAAGAGGAAGAAAATCTAGAAGACACGCTTAAAGTAGATACTATGTCTTATGTATCATCACCTCCTTAGCTATTTTCTTTATAATTTTATTTGTATACATATCTGTCTCTTCGTTTGATATACCACCAATAGATTCAAGAACTATTTTATTATACTGATCCGACTTTTTCGAATCACTATAAACACAATCAGGATACTGTTTTTTCCATTCTTGTATAACTTTCATATTTTTATTAGCAACGCATTTAATAACCTTTTTTATGCGCACCTTATCTTCACATTCCTTTTCCCATTTGTTATCATCTTTTACATACATAGTTTCGCGTTTCATATCACTACAATGTAACGGTCTTTGATTTATATCAAGTGCTTTCAGATTTTTCAATATGATACTGGATATGCCATCTACAAACCCCAAACTACCGACCTTTTCCAAGTCAGAGATTTGTATTTGCATTGTATCTACAAAATCCATTATATTCATCGCATCTTTACAAGTTTCATTCAAAAATATTTGAAGATTAAACTTATTGTTACTGTTTTTCTGTGAAATATTCAAAGAGTTATTATTATTTGTTTGATTACCAGAAATATTATGAATATTAGTATTGTTATTTTGAAAGGCATTCATATTTTTGGAAGCCATTTCCATAAGTGTCTTATTCTGTTCTACTAAAAAGTCTTGTAAATCCTTGTTTTGCTTGATAACAGTCATAAACATTTCGGGAGATAAACAAGGTGTCAAAACATTATCTACTACCGCAGAAGCAGAAGCACCAGCGTGAGATGTTTCCATTATTTTATTATATACATTGTCGTCGCTCTGTGTTACGTAAGTCTCTTTATTTTTATGTGGAATGCTTATATTTTGAGGTTCATCTTCACCTTTCAAAAACTTACATGTCTGCTTGTGTTTCCATAATCCCGAACGGTCTTTGTATTTTTTGTTACATACACAGTGCCATTTTTTTTCATGGGAGAAATCCGTTTCCTCTGTTTCCATGATGTTTCCATTATGTTTTATGGTGCGGACATGTTTATCAAAATCTTTTTTATATGGTGTCATATAGTCACAACTTTGACATATATAATTTCGTAGGACTTTTTTAGGACTTTTGTAGGACTTTTTGGTTGAAAATGTTTCCATTCTCCTATATATTTTGGAAACAAAAAAGTCCTATTTTTTTAGACGAGTTCAAATACCGAATTTTTTGAAAAAAATCGTGACTGAAAAAAATAGGCCAAAAAAACGGTTTTGTGACGTTTACAGTCTAAAAAGCCAAAAAACCCCGCGTTTTTATTTTTTTTTCAAGATTTTATCGGCCCTATACAAAAATGGACAAAAATAAATGTCCAAAATCGAAAAGCCTTTTGCCTTTTTGGTGCAAAAATATGTAAAAACGCGAGGTTTTTTGTTAGCCGCCCATAAAATCCTTGAATTATCCCCCATTTTTACCAAATCGGGTTTTAAAAAACGTGTTTTCCATTTTTGAAGGGTAAATATATGAATATTTTATAGTTAGAAATAACATAATGTATCAAATATATGTTATTTTTATAATGTAACAACTAGGTTTAAGAGCGTGTTTTACAAATGGTTCTTACGTATAATCATATACAGTATATAAATGACTAATCCAGATATTCCAGCAAAATAAAGTTGAATAAAAGGGTCGTCAGGAAGAACATAGTCTACACTAGACGGGTTATAACTTGCGGCATTTGAATAGTAGTTTAAGTTATTACTGGTAAATCCCTCCCTCAAGTTTTGATTATTTATATCGACAACTGCGACATAGTGTGTTTCCGAGCCTTTATTATTGTTAACATCAATCGTTTGTAAAGTAATTTGTTCACAATCAGGATTAGAACCAGTGGTGAACGCATGCATTAACCCTAATGGATTCAAATCATTCAACTTATTCATTGCGCCTGGTATAAGTCCCTTAAATCCTGTATTTTTTTTTGCTAACTGACTAGATATAAACCCTAACCCTCCTGTTGGAACATTGTTGATATAAATATATCTAGGCACATTTTTTCCAGTATCAGTAGCTTTACACTCACCGATTGTTTTCAAGAAATACTTGTTGCCTAATGGTCCTCCTGTTTTTGATGCATCACTCTGTCCTGAAACTAAAATATTTACATAATTGATTAAACCAGATATATTTGCATCAATACGACCACCAGTTGTTCCCATGTGTAATTCGTCTGGTGACTTTATATTGGAGGCATAAGGATAATCTGGCCCTATAAAATTACTTTCAGGGTCTGTGGTGCTTGAATTAGTTGTGTTATTTGAGTTCATTAAATCCATATTTGTATTATATATTATATATTATATATATTATATTGCTGTAAATATATTTTATTTTCTAGTTTATTAATATAGTATCAATAATATCATGGCAACAGCAGTTTATCCATTAGGTATGAAAGAATATAATAATTATGTAAATACTGGTGGTTATGTTACTTGGAAAGGAAGCGGAGTAAATAGTAATCCTGTTGGTATTACAGCAGGAACAATCCGTCCTTTAACAAATAATGATATCCATAATAGTGCACCGACTGGTTTTGGACTTCCAAGACCTATTAAACATTTCCGTAAAGGTCGTGCTTTTCCAAACACCATCCTAATTAACAACCCAAAAACACCAACAGAATATATTGAAGTACCTTTTTCAAGAGCCGTCGCGTCATCTAGCGGTGGAAATCTAGTGAAACAACTTATTGATACTCCAGGAGGTTTTGCTATTCAAAAAAATCCAGCAAACGAACAAAACAATGTAGCTCAATTGAATGCCGACTGTAAAAGTTGTAATGGCATTGGTGTTATCTCTTCTTATTACCCAAATGAATCTTATTTAACGGAGAACCCAACACCTACCACAGAAACACCAGCATTTTGTTGTAATGAAGAACGAAAAGCGAGAAGAAGAGCAAGACCTTGTAACACTAACTTGCCAAAAGGATATTATACAAGACATCAAGAATATATGGAAAATCGATGTCAAAGTTATGAGCAAAAGGCTTTCAACTATCAAACAAACAAGAATGGCAACAACCTTGCAAAACCAGGGTCAGCTCGTGCAATTAATAACACATATGCCGGTAATTGTATTCCAGGTACTCCTAAATCTTGTAATCCTGTTGTCTATAAACCAAGCAATCCACAGTTTGCAGTACAAGGTGCTGTATCAAGTAGTACAAGAATGTTGAAACTTAACCGCACAACGATTGATAC